GGCATTTTTGCTAATATAGAATCTATAAATTGATTTAAAACTTCAAATGGTTTTGCTTGAGCTTTAGCACTTGGTAGTGGTGCAGGTACATAATTAGACTTAGACATATTTAATTCATGCATAACATTTGATACTTCTATAGCATTTCTAATAAGAGTATCCCATTCTTCCAGGTCAAAATTTCCATATTTCGGTGTTATTGTTGCTTCTGGCATAAATCTTTTAATACCTGGTGTGCTATCATATTTCTCAATTGTAACTGATCCTGTGTAAGATCCTCTATCAAATGATATGTTCGCAAAATTTACTCTAATAATTCGTCGATAAAGAGCTTCTCTATCTGTAATTGTTCCTTTTTCAAATGAAGACGGTATTCCATTAGTTGTTCCAAGTATTAATTGAGATGTAAAATATAGTGCATTTTTCAATTTGGCATCAGCAGCTGGTAAAGCCACTGGCATGGGTGATACTAAATTTATAAACATTGGCCATAATTTATCTCCTACAGCAGAGATATCATCAACGACTAATATATCAGATTGATCATAAGTATCAAAAAATAGTTTAGCATTTGAATCAATATTAGCATAATTATAGATACTCATACCAGCTCTACTGTACATTTGTTTAATTTCAGCCATTAAGGTAGTTTTTCCTGTTCCAGGAGGGCCATCAAAAACAAAAAATGGTGGTTCTGGTCTATTAATATTACTGTTAGCCAACACTTTTTTATGTAATTTACTAAACCTTTCAAAAGTTCCTTTTGAATATGGTGGTAAATCCCTTCGGCATAATTTACAATCTTTTTGTAATTCTTGAGAATCTCGTTCTAATTGTATAATCAAAGTCATTATTTCTTTATTTACCATTTTCTTTGGATCTTTCTTCACAATATTCATTGTGTCTTCTAATTTACTAATCATTCTTTGCAGTTTCGAAAATGGAAATAAGTCTTCTACATTATGTAAAATTTCTATTAGTCTAACAAATACTTTATTTTGAGTTCCAAAAGATTCTAGAATTAAACGAGGTATACTGATGAGAGAACCCATCAAAGAATACAACCAATCTGTGTCGTCCAACAACTTTGCGTTTGTATACAATGGCATTCGTCTAAAAATATTTTGAATATTATCTGGTAAATAGGCTAACATAAAACCTAAAGTTAAAGTCTCAGTAGCTCCATGTCCTGGTATTTCTGGCAGTCCTTGGGCTTTGGCAATAAGAACTTTTTTATCATATATAAATTCTTTACAAGTATCATAACAATTTTTAATTACACTAACCAATCTAAATGAAAAATCTTGTACAGAATACATTCGAGAGTAGAGCATTGAATATACAAAATCTGTAACACTAGTAAAAATTCTTACTAAATGTATAGTTAAATTTCCAAACTCTATGAATGTGCTAAATGATGTTTTCATAGTTTTAATAAAATTTTGAAATTGGGCATAAGTATCAAACATTCCATATGCTAGTTTACTAAAAATATTAGGTCCAGGATTAGATTCTCCACCACTTAAAATAAATTTTAAGCAGCCTAATAATCCTTTCCAGACATGCAAAGATATAAAATGCATATTATGATTTTGATAATAATGAATTAAAATTAATCTATTTGAAACTTTAATATTTCGAATAAAATTTCTTAAATTTGGGCTCGTTAAAATAAACACTAAATGACTACTAACAAATATAATCAAATCTACTATTTGTAAAGTAGCTAGATCTCGAGCTTCTGAAGTTATAAAAGGAAATCTATATAAACTAAATAAAAATAAGATAATTTGCTCGGATGCTATAAGATCCTCTTGAAAAATCTCACTATAAGTGTTGACAAATAAATTTTTGATGACTTGAATACATTTTTCCGTTGACCAGGATTTAAAATATTTAATAAATAAAATAATATATAAATTATCATATATTTTGACACTAAC